TCACTTCACCACCAGAAAATCTGACAACCTGTTCGTACACCTCGGCGACAGCATTTCGCGTTTCATCTGCCAGGATTGTGCAATCCCCTGCCCGGAAAAATAAATTGTCCCTTTCCCCTCCCGGGTATTAAGTTTGTCGATCACGGACATCAGCTTATCGCTGTTGCATCGAGGCGCGAGATCGTCGAACAGGTTGAGCTGTGCCACTCCCTGGCTGTAAAAATCACCCAGCATCACCCCGGATTTTTGGTAGCGGTGCCCGTCATGCCAGATAGCATCGAGGCAATGCGTGTCTGCGGCGATGATATCGCGCACGGTGCGTTCAAGAACGACGTTGAAGTTCTTGCGGATAACATAGAGATCGGTGTCGGCCAGTTCCAGGACAGTCCTGATCCCCATCGCTTCCAGCTTTTTAGCAATCCATCGACCAATGCACCACACCTCACTCATCGGGAACAGTGACATGAGTTTTCGCTGCCTGGTGATATTTGAGAGATCCACCACGCCGCCGGTTTAATGAACTCCATGACAACCGCCATTTAAATACTGTTTATATATAAAGTAGTTTATTTGAAATAATGATCAATATGGGGTTGCAATATAATCGCAGAATAGATGGTTAATATAATATTATAGGTGACTTAAATTCAAGCCACCTATTTAATTTTAATACTAATATTAATTATGCTACGCGTCTAATTACAGGTATTTTTTTTATGACAAAAATCATTGCCGCTGAAATAGTAAATATAACAACTGTATTTATTATTGGTGATATTGCAGGATTTGACCATGATATCAAATCGTAATGCTGCAAAATATTTCTAACCATTATATGAGACAGGTAAATCCCAAAAGATAAACCACCCAATGCGTTTATAAATCCTGACAAGATAACTGATTTAATATTTGTTTTCATGAAAAATTTAAATACGCATATAGATGATATTATTACAAGAGGAGATGTATAGTTAAAGAACAACTCTGTTATCTTCTCTTGGTTATAGGATGCATATACATTCAAATACGCCACAATAGACACGCTTACTATAAATATCAAGAAGTATAAAAATGCTGGTAACTCCCTTACTTTTGACGCAAAATACAAAGTGATAGGGAAAACAATAAATTCAGCAATGCTAACATTGTACTGCCTGGAACCCCAAATAAAACTAGAGTCATATCCCATTGCAGTTAAGCATGTCGCTGAAAATGGAATTAAAGTAACATATACCAGTATGGACACTCCTATTATAGGCTTACCGGAATCATTGGATTTAATAAAGTACGTCTTAATTAAAGGCAAAAGTATCACATACCCGATAAATGCAGGAATGAACCAAAGATGAGTGCTTGTTTTATTGAAAATAATAGCTTTTACATAATCAAATAAACCATGCGAGCCAGAATAATCACCATAGTAAAAATACACGCCAGACCAGAATAAAAACGGAATAAATAATTTTTTAACTCTTTTTGTAATGTCATACGACCCATTGCTGTTTAAACACAAATGAGCCGTAACCATGAAAAACACAGGCACAGAGAATCTTGAAGATGCGTAATATATGTTATTTACAAGCCAATATTTAGAGTGATTTTCAAATAACTCATTGCTATAAAAAAATGGAGATGAAAGATGTATAAATAAAACACAAAATATCGCTATGCATCTTAGTAACTCAATATTTACATTGCGTGAATTTTTCACGAGTATGGTTTTGCTTATGTTGTCTGACATGGTTCATCGTAAGTTTTTTGTAAGGGTAGTTGTTTTTTATCACACTTTTTATGATGTTTCTAATGTTTTAGGTAGCTACGCGCCATTTCTGCGGCGCGTAGCTCACTCATTAAACTGGCGTCTGATTCAGATTCGCACTTGCGATTACGCTACTTGAGAAATGGATGCCAGCACCCACACACCTGAATGAAGTAGGAAGTGTCGCATTAACTCTTCTGACAGCCATGCCACCACCAGTCAACCCTCCTAATATGGTCACGTAAGATGGAGTTGCCGTTATATCCTCGAAAACTATAGTGGTTGAGTCAACCTTGCTTATAACTGAAAACTTACCTCCAGCATTTAAATAATTGTATTGCGCATCAGTTATTGCCGTTGTCTGGGTTGATAGACCATTAACTCCATTAATCTGAGTTCTTGCTAAATATGCTCCTACGCTTCCTGTAAAATCGACTATCAAATATTGTGAGCGTGAAGGCTTATATCTCATGACAACGGAAAAATTGCTTAAAGGGTTAACTAAATCAAAAGTCGCCGTCTGCACTACTGAACCTTTTCCACACTGATAATAATCTGGAGCCTCATCCATATAAGATCTCCCTGCTATCGTCAAAGCTGCAGGGTATTGAATCATTGGTGCTTGGCCATCTAATGACATGATGCTGCCAGATACAAAATTACTAACTCCTGCCATATTACGGCTAAATCCCAATCCTTTTGCAGAATTGAAATATAACATTGGCAATGCTACATAAGTAGCAGCATTGGCATGTATTACTTCAAAAATGTTAAGCCCACGCTTTAATCTGGCAATATGACAAGTACGATAGTCATACCCTGCAGATCCCACAACAGGCTCAATTTCTGTTCCAATAGATGCTATGCATGATGGATCTGTAGCCGCATCCGATCTTATTTGATGAGAAAGGCGGCAGATTATGCTTTTAGTGGTTCCCGTTGGATAGATGCTTGGAGTTACATAGAATGTACTCAAATCAATAGATTGGTCAGCATCCGACCAAATCATAAAGCGAATATAAATGGCTTTATTCAGACTTGAGTAGGGCCACCAAACATATTTGGCAGTCATGTTGTTTGTATCAGAATCGGTTGATCCTGGAATACTTTCAGGATTGCTTGTTGCAGATGTAGGACTACCAATATCTCCATCAGATGTCTCAACAATAAATTTATCATGAGTGACTGGGAGAAATTTAGTATCTTCTATCGCTTCAATAAATCTCTGCTTAGAGAAAATATAGGCACAATATCCCCCCATCCGATAGTGGGTGGCCTGTGCTGGATGAGTAACGTCCCATACAGTGTTTCGCATGCTAATTGCATCCCCACCATTTCCTCCCACACCAATGTTATTCATGCTATCATCAATAGCACTGCTAATATCTAAATACTCTACTAAATTATATTTATCATGTAGCGTAGCCTTCACTGAATGCTCTACTTCAGACCGGCCAATATGCGCCATTGGCATCCCAACAATGGCTACCGTGGAACCATATCCCCAACACTTACGAATAAATTTGTCGTACAAGTCAATGAGTGTCTCTTGAGTAAATGTTTGTATGGCATCGTTCTCACCCATTGATATCAGAACAACATCAGGCATAGTTTTACCGTATGCGGCGTTTTGGAAAAATCCATAATCAAGATTTCTATACGCCCATCCATCAACGAATGCTGCTCCTGCGTGGGCTGCGTTGTATCCATTTAGATACGTGAATTTATTAACAAATCCAAAATATGACATCCCGATGGTTTCTATGAACCATCTAAACCAACTATTACTACCACCGTTCATCATGTGGTTATAGTTAGTACTGCTCAAATTATTTGTTGATGGATCATATGGGTTTGCGGTGTATCCGATTGTGTTAACACCGTCAGTAATACTATCGCCAATTACACCAATTGAACATGCGGTCTTGCGAAATGCAGATGAGTTCACTCGCATTCGCGGAGTATCCGCAGGTCCATTTATTGCTAAATTAACATCAAATACATGTTCAGTTCCCCATTTGTCTCTAGTTAACACCTTACCATCGCCTACAAACTTTCTTATATCATCTGTTGGCAAAAGATTGCATCTAACAGAGACTTCTTTTGGGACGAAAACCTTTGTGCTTTGTGAGAATATGACCATACGATTATCTTCATTTAAATCTTGGCATATATCTGTAACCAGCACATAGCTATCCGTTAATGAATCAAGATAATTGCTAACATTGCTAGTTTTATACCCAATAAGCGAAGACCCACTAGGTAAAGACAGCTGTTCCTTAAACTGGTCTGGATCGTACTTAATGATATTAGGGTAATAGAACTGCTGTGTTCCATAAGCATCATACACAGCCATGCTATGCCCCTTCACGGTGACAAACTTAGAAACCTGACCATTGTATACAGGATATCCTCCAGCATTAATGATAATAGGCTGGGGCACGGGAACCAGAGATCCATCTTCGTTTTCAATGTACACCTGAATTTGATTGTCTGGGTTCACTGGATCGGTATCAATCTGACCAATATAAATTTTCCCATTGGCATTGGCCTTGAACTGACGAGCAAGCGTAAACAGCTGGCTCGGCATGCTTACGACAACATTGGCGGAAATATCTGGCATTTACTATGCTCCAGGCGCAGCAAAACCGCACAAGGCAAAGCATGTGCAGCGTTACGTTAGTTAAATTATTCTTCGGTTCTATTCATGCCACTAATCGTGGCCACAAAACCTGCTCTCGAGAGTCGATTAAATTCTTCGCCACCAACCGCGTCACGGATTGCTTTCACGGCAGCTCTATTAGCAATAAATCGACGTTCGGCTGCGGATAACGCCTCTTTGCTTGCTCCAGCTCTAGTGGCCTTAGTCGCTTCCTGAATGGCTTTTTCAATGGCGTAACGACCACTTTTGGTGGATGACAATTTAGTGATTGCTCCCTTTGCCACTGCATCCGCTGCGCCGCCAATGGCTCCCCCCGCAATGGCCCCGACCATCCCTCCACCTGAGAATCCGCCAATAGTACCGGCAGTGCGGAACGCGCCAGACAGCGCGCTTTCCATGACAGGGTGGAGACCTTGCTCAAGAGCGTTTAATGCAGGGATTGATCTCCCGGTATGTTCAACATATCTTAGGGGTTCTGTAGCTGAACGAGCCAGTTCTCCATATGCCTCTGCTAGCTTTCCGAGATCTTTAGAATGCTTGCTGATTGCCGCAACGTTCTGCGGGGTGAGGATTGATGCTATATGAGAAATTCCGGCTGCCTCAGATTTACCTCCACGCACACCCTGAGACATTGCATCCTGAAGAATTGATGCGATCGCCGGTGCTCTTTCTGCTTCCGGTAGAGACCCAATCATCTGGTTGAATTTTCCAGTGCCGCTCTTCGCTGAGTTCTGCAATGCTCTCACGCCGTTTGTGACCAGCGAATCCGTTGCGAGGTCTTTACCTAGCGCTGTCTCTGCCTGCTTTTGCGCCGCAAATCTGGCTTTTGATAATTCATTGGCATTGGTCCACTGATCAATGAAGTCGCCCTTCTGCGCCATTAGCCTCATGTCTTCAGTGGCTGCATCGCGCAACTCACCCATACGGCGAGCCATATTAGCCTCTCCAGATCTGATGTATTTTTGCTCCGCGTCAGCAAGTTTACCGCGCCATGCTTTCATAGCATCGAACGTGATGCCGTCTTTGCCGGCCTTATTGTATGCAGCAGCGAATTGCTTCATCTCAGGTGTTAGCGGCATTCCGGCGTCAATATCGCCCTGGATGGTGGCATTGGTGTTTGACATGCGAGCCTTCGCTTCTGGCATTGTAGAGCGCACATTATCCCATGCAGCCTTCTCCAAAGACTTCATGCTGTCAATTCCAGACAGAACCCTCTGTTTTATTGCTCCGCTCTTCTCTGCTGCGCTTCCGGCTTCAGCACCTAAATCGTCAAGTGCTGAGTTGAACTTACTCTGTATTTCGCTAAATGCTTTGGCGTGAGCATCCTGTGTGACACCTGGTTTTGATGCCAGAATTCCCTCTGCCTGTGCGACTCCGCGACTTCCAGACCTCATTCCAGGGGTTAATGCATTAATATCGACCCCTGTAGCCTCAGCCGCCCTTGCTACATCATCAGAAACATTAGCGGCTTGCTGTGAGATAACTTCTCTACCAGTTCCAGTTTTAGCTAGTCTTGATACATCATCGGCTGAACTTACCGCTGCTGATCCCAGAGTTTGAGTAGCCCGGGGCTTAATCAATTTTCCCACCCCGGAAAGAACGCCCTGTGCCCCAAGGTTAAGCGCCGCATTAACTGCAGCATTCTGTGCAAAATCACCTTGTTGGTTGGCTGCATCAGCAAGTGATCCGATTGCCATGTTACCGGCTACTCCAGCACCAGGGACAAGATATCCACCAATAGCCTCCCCTGCCTGAGCATATGGGTCTGTTGGCCTGTCCACTGGACGGTATACGTCATCCAGCACCTTAGGGACACCAAGCCCCTGGCCGATTGCGTTAATCAGGCTTGCGCCGCCCTGAAGTACGTCAAATGGAATGTTTACCAGGCCGCGAGCAGCCTGCTCTGCGCTGTCCATAAAGCTAGGTGACTCTTGTGGTTGTTGCTGTTCCTTGGATTCTGAAGGTGATGCTCCCTGCGCTTCAATCTGAGCAAACGGGTTGCTCGGATCATCCTGCATATGCGGCTCAACTGGATTTCCTGTTGACTGAGCTTCAATCTGAGCGAATGGGTTATCAGGGTCCTGCTGCAAATGCACCTTTGCTCGGGCTAACGTAGCTCGCTGCGGCGCGGTATCATCAGTAGTTGGATTCCCACCCGTCCATTCATCAAAGCGCTTGTCAACATACTGTCGCCCTTCTGGGCCGGGCTGATATTGTCCTTTCAATGCTTTCTCCATATTCCCCGGGCCGTCATGATAAGCCTGTAATGCATCCCGCCAGTTACCGAATCGCTGATACATCTTAGCCAGGTAACGCGCCCCGGCATCAGCCTGATATTCAGGATTTTGCATTTGTTCGTCGGTATAACCCATTCCACGATACGTCGCGGGCATTACTTGCGTAAGACCGGTTGCCCCGGCCCTGCTGACTGCGTTCGGGTTATGACTCGACTCTTTAGAGGATAGAGCTGTCATTAACCCGCCCGGGATACCGTGACGAGCGCCAGCCTGTTCCAGAAGCTCTCTATAATTTGCCATTTAGCCTCCGATGGAAGGGAGATATCCGTAACGGTTGATAAAGTCAGTGGATAATTCAGGATGCTGTTTCAGATAGTCTATTGACTGTTGTGGGGCCTCAACACGTTTGATACCGTTCTGCTGAACGTACTTACTCACAGCATCACTACGCTTCTGGTTATACATATCCATGATGACTTTGCCGTTTCTGCGGAAAGATGCCTCGCTCTGAGAGTTCTGCAGTGAACCAACAGCAGCATCCAGCTTTTTACCCTCCGCATCAGAAAGCGCCCCCATCCCTTTCATAGCTTGTACTGCTGACAGATAAGCCTGAGATTTAAAAGTATCAAGGCGCGCCTGAGTGTTTGCAGCAGCACCACCAGGAATATTTGGAGCAATTCCTTTGATACCTGTAATACCTCCGACATCTCCATTCAGTACGTCGTTTAGCGTACCCATACTGGTAGTAAGTGTGTTGATGCTGTCCCGATATCCAGTGTTTAGCGCGTCCTGCTTTTGCTGTAAATCGCGATTATTGGCGTCAATACGCTGCTGAATCTCTGAACGTTTCAGATCGTTTGTTTCCTGCTGCATTTGACGGTCTAACCGTTTGTTCTCAAGATTTATACGGTTAGTCTCTCTGTCCAGAACTATGCGTTGTTGACCTAAATTTGCCTGAATATCCTGACCACGCATCTGTACCGCGTTATTCTGCGCTGCGGTTTGCTGCCCGATGTCCTGACCACGCATCGTCACAGCACGGCCAGCCTGTTTATCCTGTACGTCAAACATCCTGTCAGGACCAACGGCACCAAGAGCCATAGTCGTAGTCAGGTGAGACAACTGCTCCGGATTGCTGATGCCAGTCTGTAGCATCCATGCAGGATCAGCACCAACACGCTTTAACCGGTCGCTATTATCGGTAACAAATTTACTGTATGCCTCAGGCCCCTGAGCCAGCGCAGTATTGGTCTGCATTGCCAGTTTCCCCAGGTCAGCGCGCTGCTGCTCATTTAGACCGGAAACAGCCTTCTGTGCTTTTGAAACGAATGCGGGATTAGCCTGAGCAAACTGGATTAACCCGGAGTTATCTCCGGTAGCCCATGCGTTAGCGTGAGCCTGATCAAATGCATTCTGTGCTTGCTGTTGCTGGTCCTGCTGATACATACCGGCAATACCTAACAGACCGTTGAGTGCCTGTAGCCCGATGTTATTACCGCCTGCTCGGGCAAATTCGTTGTTATCCCGAATCAACCCCAGTGCGACACGGTTATCACTCGCGCTGGGAGCATTTTCATTCTGCCTGCCAATTCCTGACAGAAAACTACCGCCGTTACCTTCCTGCCACGTTGCCATGATTACCTCTTAAAACAGTGAGCCAAGCAATCCAAGTCCGCCACCAATTGCAGTTCCTAACCCTGGCCCACCAAACATTGAACCGATAGCCATTCCAGCTTGAGCGCCTCCAAGGCCGCCAGTAATTGCACTCTGTAAACCTGATGGCCGATTTGCATTGGCCGCCGCCAGATCGGCACTTTGCTGCGACAATTGCCCCATATTGTTGGCGTAGTTCTGACCGGCATTGGCCTGCCCCTGTAAAGCACCGAGGCCGATATTTGCCAGGTTGTTATAGTTTTGCATTTGGCCTGATAGCCAGTTCTGCCCGAGAGTTGGAGCAATGGAGGCCAGTTGGTTACTGGTGGCCGTGGAGCCGAGTCCGCCAGTGGCCTCTGCTGCGTTCAGGTTCTGGTAGCGAGCCTGGTTGGCGAGGTCTTTGTACTGGCCTGAGTTGTAGAAGCTATTGAGCGCAGACTGCTGGCCATCGAGTGTCGAAAGGCCCTGAAGCTGGCTGATGTACTGTTGCGCCAGTGGCGTAAACGGAGCCAGGTTGTCCATAATGCGATTGAACTGCTCGTTCTGAAGATCAGCAGAGTATTTCGTAGCATCAGCAGCCGCGTTAGCTGCTTTGTTCGATCCACCTTTTCCGCCGCCTTTTGCAGGACATAATGGCTCCTCGCCGCGCAGTTTCCTGCCCAGCGTAAATGCATAGAACATGATTAATTCCTCTGTAGATAGGCTTCTAAATCTTCACGGGTTGCGGCGTAAAAAGTTACGTCATCCACGCCTTTGAAATATTTTCTGATGGTTCCCACGCGCTGTAGGCCGACCATCACGCAGTAAATCTGACCATGCCTGAATTTGCGCGCCGCAAACGATGTAACGCATTGCACGTTAGTCGTGGACAGAATGTGCCTCCAGAATGCCAGGCCAATATCTTTGCTGAAACCACGGGCATCAGGCAGGTACATTGCATGGCATTCGAATGTTAAAGGTTCAATTTCACGGTAATAGACAATGCCACCGAATTGACCATGAACGCTAACTTCGAAGTAGCAGCAAGATGGGTCATAGTCGTAGCCATCGCCGTTATTACTGCCTGCGATGATTGCAGGATGATTTCCAACTGCCTCGATCAGGTCAATATTCCGCGTTTTAGTGAATTTAATCATGCGATTAAACCGTGAATTCTCGCCATCTGTTCAAGCGCAAGAATCCTCTGACATGAAGCAGTGAGCGCGTCAGCAATAGCCTTCACTTCTGCCTGAGTTGGTGGATTGCTGACAGCGAAAGTCTGGTCAGCGTTGAATGCGGCAAGATTTGGTGTGCCAGCCCCCGCAGTCCATCCAGTTTGCTGCGGGCCGACCACCTTAGTGCCATCAACAGAAAGATACCCGGCAACATCAAGAGCGCCAGATAATGACTGCTCCGCAGTATCGGATGTCGATACGTAATCACCCTGAATTGCAGCAACATCGCTCTGCAATGCTGATACGTCTGTCTGCAATGCTGATACATCACTTTCAACAGATTTCACGCGCCCATCCAGAGCGGAAATATTCTCTTCTGCATTGGTGATTCGCGTTTCATGATTGCCAAGTTCGGCCTCTGCGGCAGTCAGGCGCGATGCATGGTCTGCAAGTTCGATATCCTGCTCGTCGTTCCTCACCTGCGCATCATACGCCCCGCCTCCTGCGTCATTTGCCTTCTGAGCTACCTTCGTTGCATCACTCGTCTGTTCCAGAACATATTGCCGGTAAGCCGGAGAAAATGCCGTTGGCAGCGATGAAGCCATGACGCCAACAGCCTGTAACACTACAGGTTCATTCAGTGAGTTATCTGCCATTTTATTCAACCCTAATCTGACAACCAGACAGCGTTACCGGAGATTTAGTGATTACCCGAATCTTGAATGCCAGGTTCTTGCGAATGCGTCCAACCCGACTCCAGAGCACGCGGCGGCTGTATACGAATGGCTTATTGTGGTCAATCATCTGCTCCCGGCCGTAGTTGATACCGTCATCAGTAGCGGATATGAATAACCGGTCAGCAATTTGGGCAACGCCAGTCGATGCTTCAAGCTCGAAATCGAAACATCTGGCATTGTCAGCCTTGAAATACGGCGTGAATAAAAGGAACTCCTGCTGTTTATCATACTGGCTGCTGATATCAGTGCGCAGAGTGCCTGTAACAGCCTCCCCCTTGTCGCCGCAGGTAATGGCATTGTCTTCGTATATAAAATCAATGCCGCGATAAACATCATCGTACAGGCCTGTCTTCAGCACAGCCCACTGAGGTCCATTCTGGCTCGCTGCTGCGTCATAAACGAGGACGTGATTCGTCAAGTGGATAATCAGCAATTCATGAGCATCAAAACGCAGTGTTTCCATTACTGCATTGCTTAACTGCTCTGCTGTGTACCCTCTGATAATCTTCTCAATGTACGCAGTCGCTATCGGCGACGTCTGGCCGGATGCAACGATATAGACCGATGGCGCGCCGGTAGCCGGATGACTGATGATTGCGAAGTTATCCATGAATGGCGTCTTGCAGAACGTACCGGCAATTCCTTTCTGGACCATATAGCTGGGATTGACGACATACAGAGCAGCACCGGCCGTAGTTGCACCGGTCAGGGTGAAATACTCAATTGTCGATGTGCCAAACGTGACAATGTAGTCATGCCATACACCCATACCAATAATTCCATCGGGCTGTGATTCAGCCCGGTATTCAGCACTGTATCTGTCTGGATGCGACTCATCCTCAATGTCAGAAATGAAAAAGGAATCTGTACCTTCTTTGCTCCAGGCATAGCGGCCACGCACTCGCACAACATCCCGGGCTGAGCCAAGCTCATACTGCGCGTATCCGGTACTGCTGTCCCAGTTCGCAATCGTGTTAATTCCACCGTCATAACGATACTCGACAACATTTCCGCCAGTGATCAGCGCCTGGCTGGTTCGACTGTGCGCCATTGGCGTCCTGGCGCTTCCGGTGACATTTGCCACCTCTGTAGTGCCGCGATACAGTTTCCCGCCGCATACTCGATACACAGCATTCTGAGACGTGTTGAACTGAACGCCACGCGATATACCAGCAACCTCGCTACGCTTCTCTATGCCTGGAAAGGAGCGCAAATAGCCACTACTGTTGAGTATCTCTTTGGGAGTAGCCAGAAGATTAACGGGCAGGAAGTCTATATAGTCGGCGTCTTTCGCGCTTTTGCCGTTTCCGCGCATCAATGGGAGTTGCTGAATAGGCATTATTCACCCTATGGATTAGGCACATCGCCATCTATCGGTGGTAAGTCGCCAAGGTAATAGCGATCTGCTGTGTATAAGTCGTACTTATTGCCCTGACCAACTGGAAAGTCACCTCGGCGGCGCATTGATGGAACAATCAGCGTATCGGTGAGCAGCGCGTCGTATGAACGCTGTGCATTTATCAGCACTCCAGAAGAAGGTTCAAGGTTGTAATCTGAAAGGATGCGCAACATCAGCTGATAACCGACAGCCTGCATGTATTTCCGAGGCAATCCTGAATCATCATCGGGTAAAGGTTCTTCGCCATCTGCCGCAAACAGGTAGCCGATATCGCCAGGATTAATCTGCCACTCGTACATCATATTTTCGAGGTCTTGAATGGCGTCCTCAACTGACTGAGGCTCAACGTCTGTAAGTGATGCATTTGATGCAATTGCTGGCTTTCTAAGGGCGAAAAGTACGATGTCACCCTTTGTCAGAGTCGTTGCCATTTTCTGCCGCCTTACGTCCGCGCTTGGTTGCTGGCTTGAGGTCGTCTACTGATGCAACGAAACCTAGCTTTTCGTAAATCGGGAAGTCTTTTTCTGCGATAACTGCCTGTACATGCCCAGCTTCGTTATCTGCGGTAAGGAACACGCTCATGCGATCCATGTTATCTCCTCAAAAAGTAAGGGGCCGAAGCCCCTTGTGATTACGGATTACCGAAGAACTGTCCACCCATATGTGGGTTGAAGCACACATAGGCTGGCAACAGGTCGAAACGCATTTTCTGCACGTTGGCGTCACCGTCCGAGTATTTGTGAACACGGATAGAGAAACCTTCGTAAGTAGCAACGGCTGAGTCGATGCTATTCAGTTTGGGAAGTGGGATGGTGCCCAGGCCGCAGAAGAACTTGTTATAGAACAGATTCGGCTTCATTGTCTGACCTGCAGTACCGATGACGGTTACTTCATCTCCTGCATCTACCTGATGGCTTACTGCATTGTACTGCGAGTTAGTGGTGTCATAAATCGGCACGCCAGACAGCGTTACAGTAACTGCGCCACCTGCGGTGGAGTTGGCGTCAGACAGAACCGTTGCAGTGAAGCTAATCGGTGCGGAACCATTATACAGAACCTGCTTAGATTGCTGCTGCAGCCAGTAGGTGTTAGTGAACTTAATCTGATCGCCTGCTTTCAGGAAGCCGGTAACAGAAGCAGTTGCGCCAGTCAGCGTTACAGTGAACTGATAGGTATCTTTCACTGCGTTATAGGTTACTGTAGGTGCAGTCTGCACTGTCAGAGTGCCACCAAATGCGCCTTGAGTGCGAGATGCCAGACCGTTAGACATCAGAGCGCGGATGCCGCCGAAGTTTCCTGAAATCTGCGCATCTTCCCATGCTGAGCGAATCAGTTGATCGCTTCCGTGCAAGCCTGATTGAGCATCAGCAAGGCGCTGAGCTGACCACGGGTCCATTACGGCGTAGTTTTCCCCAGTCTTGATGCCGAGGTCTTTCATGAATGAACCGGTCTGCGCCACGTCTGACCATTTGTTAATTGGAGTGTTAGGACTCCCCAATGACAATGCACCATTGCTCATCATGAACTGAGCAAGCTCAGTCTCTAGGTCGGTGACAATTCGCTCGCGGACTGGCTGAAGGATTTCGTCCAACTGGTTCAGCTTAATGGCTTCTTCCAGTTGACCATATTCAACGGCAACGGTGATGTAGTTACCTACACGCCCGGTTGCTTTGCCGGATATCAGGTTGTTCTTTGCCTGACCGGAAATGTCACCGGTTTCGGTTCGCTTTGATGCGAACTGATGCGGACGCTTGAAGCTGACGCTATCACCGGTGCTGGAGTTGATTTCACCTGCCAGCAGTTGGCGGTCTACGGTTTTAGCGAGAACCAGGTCGGACATGAAGCCCGGCAGGAATTTTTTCAGAACGATTTGACTGACGTTACTGTCGAGATTGTTAGTAGCCATTTAGCAGTTTCCTTTATTCGATTTTTGCGCCGGGGCAGAGTTTGTTGAAGTCGTCTTGTTTCGCATCAGCGCCGCCACCGCGAACTTCCGGCTCTGGTTTGATGGCTTTCTTGGGTTTCGGTGCAAGGCTAACCTGCTTGCTAATCTGACCTAAGAGAAATGCTGCGCGAATTGGGTCTGTCTCAGCGGCTACACGCTGGCGTAGTTGTGGGTTCTTTCCGAGCGCATAGGCGATCAGTTCCGAACCTTCGTCTGCTGCATGAATCAGAATTTCCTGCTGAATCACTGGAAGCTCACGACGAACGATTTCCTCTGTCTCCCGATAGTCTTTAACCGGTAGCTTTGTTGCTCGTTCCTGGTGCTTCTGTAAGCGTTGCTGGAACTTCTGAATATTCTCCTGCTGCTGACGTTCCTGTTGCTGCTTCTGCTGATCGGCACGGCTCTTTTTCTCATGCCAGTCAGTCACCGCCTGTTCAAACGCCGCCTCGTCGTAGTCGCACGACTCAAGAGTCGGCTTTGGAGGCAATGCGTCTGATTGCGGTTGCTGCACCTCTGCCGGCTTGGATTGAATCTCCTCAAGTTGGCGACGCAGTTCCCGTAATTCTTTATCTTTCTCGCGATTGTTCTTGCGTAAATCTTTCACCCACTGAGGGGCTGGTTGACCATCAACGTGTTCGTCATCCTCTTCAGTAAGCGGTATTTCTTCATCACCGATACGCAGGGAGTATTCATCCTGCTGCTCTTCGGCCTGTTCACTTTCGGCAGTAACCTCTTGCTCAGTATCGGCCTGGTCTTTCTTCTCAGGCTGCTCTTGTTGCTCAGTGGTCACTTCTTCGGCTGATTCCTGTTTTTCAGACAGGTCAATAACCTGACCGTCGATGATCAGTTCGCTTTCCATTGATTACTCCTGATTAACTCGGCAGTGAGTCTGCCGGTGACTGTGGTGATGGGATTTGTTGCTGTTGAGACTCGGCCACGTCTTTAAGAAGCCTGATGGCCTCCATAACTGCCTTGTCATCGATATTTCTGGCCTGAGCCAACTTGTATACGGTATTGGCCTGACTCTCCATTGCATCCTGTTGTGCGGTGAATGCTTTGATTTGAGTCTGTGCTGTCTCGTTGTTGGCTTTCTGTACTTCGGCCTGAGCTGCAACCATTTGAGCTTGCGCCAGAACCATATTCGCATCTGGCTGGCTTTGCGCTGCTGCTTGAGCTTGCTGAACAAGTGCCTGCTCTTTGGCATTGCGTGGCTTGACAATTCCTGCGGTAAGCAACTTGTTACGGTTGTATTCCTTGTAATCGTCAAGACCCTCGCCATCCATGTTTTCCATAATCAGGCCGCGAATGATGCCGGCATCTGGGTCTTGAGGTGCCATGGTGCTCAGCACGCTTGTTAGCGCTGCAACTGTTGCGTCACGCCGTGCTGTATAGCTTGGCCCGACATCAACGGTGACATCGTAACGACCGGTTGAAAGGTCATTCAGTGCGACAACTTGTCCAGTCTGTCGGTCAACAACCTGCGCATTCATCAGCGCAATGTCATCTGTTCCGTCTTCGTTGACAACACGCACCTCGCGATCTGAACCGTAAACCTCACGAGCCATTGACAACCAGACCTCACCGGCTCGCTTCAGGCTCTTAGCCATATTGTCCAGGTAGATGAACGATGCCATATCTGCGCGGTTCATCAGGTTGTTAACCGTTTCCTGTGCGATATTGCTAGGCATCTGCTGCATTGCCTGGCTCCCGCCAGTTACTTCTTGAATGTCTGCACTGGTCTGCTGCAGTAACGCTGCCAGAGCCTGATTCATGACTGCCGGCTGCGTGTAACCTGCTGGGGTAGCACCTGCAATGATGTTTCCAGCCTTATCCTTCACCTCACGCAGTGGCAGGAACGCAGGACGCTTCTTGTTGCGAGCCTCCCAATGCTTTTCGAGCCCTCGAATTTGCTCCATGCCGACAATAGGAATTTGCCCAGGGTCTTGCGCTGCCGTGTCGGCAAGCATTGAAACCTGCAGGTTATACAAGCGCTGCGGGTCCATAGCTTTCGCAATGTGACCTTCTACGCGCTCAATATCGTCGATGAACCAGCGTTTACCATATACCGGGATGAGCGGGATATGTTCGCCTGGAATGCGTCTAGGCTTCTCAAGGAAGTTATGACCATCCACCACTGATACATAAACACGGCGGCGCTTAACTGAGCGACGCGCAACCTCCTGGAATCTAGAAAGAGCCAACTCATCTTCGATATCTTCAATCTGGTCGCTGTCGTAGGTAGCAATCTCGCCAGTGATTGGCTGGCGATAGCTGATTACATCTACAGACTCTTTGCGCACCTCGTAATACTTGGCGATGTAAACAACATCAGGCTCAAACCAGTCGTATTCCCAACTGGTCATTGTGGTTACATCGAGAGAAGCTGGAGGTGTCTTCCCATATTCGGCCTCGTACTTCTCAGGCGAAAGTGAGTACATGCAGAACGCCCATAGAGCGTCTGACTTGTCGTACTTCTTCGCGTCAGGGTCAAACCATACGGAGCGTGAAGGGTCATATACCGGCTCGATAGCTATGCGCTGGCGCTCATCCATCGGGTCGTATTCGTTGACCAGCATCGAGGTTAGGCGGAAGCAGCCAAATCCACCCGTTGCGGCGTCGTCAAATGCGTTATCGCAAGCCTCTCCACCATCAGTCTCTTCGTAGTCAGCGCGGAACAGGCCATTCAGCTTGTTGGCTAACTCTTCACTAGCCTCTTTGTCACCAGGACGAAACTTAACGGT